TCACGTCCATCCGAACTGAGTCAGCCATCGTGAACTCATTATATACCCCACCAGTTACACTCGCGATATCCTCCGCAAGGGTGAAGCCATCAGAGAGTGTACGTTCCCAGAGCATGGTCCATGAGATCTGCTCTTGCAGCGGAAGGTTATCAACAGTCCCTCGTGGGATAGTAAACACTGGTTCGGGTTGGGGTTGACTCCAAGGCGGGGTCATATCATCGGGGACGTTCCGCACAAAGTCCTGGGGATGCCGAGGTTCCCAATGTTCCGGACACACCCAATACCCTTGCCAGTGCTTTTTCATGGTGGAACCTTTACGCTTCCTCCCGCACTGGTAACATTGTACGTTCCAATCCCCTAGCTGGAGAAAGTCTGCACGTCCCATATCACTTCTCCTCTTTGTTCATTTCGTGCAGCAAGGGGCCGATCAACGGGATGTAACGATCGGCGTTCTTGTTCTGCGTGAGGATATCATCCCATACTTTGAACGGGGGCGCAAGTGTCCCGGCAATGGTTTGAATAGGCTTCCCTTCGCGAGCCTGGTCAATCACGTACTGTGACCAGCCCATTGTCTTCAGGAAGTTCTCTGGCACGTCACTCGGCTCAAACTCATCCTCCTTCCCCAGCAACCAGTTCCGAATCGCTTCAGTCGTGGCACCGGCAGTCCCGAGTGTAACCACGAGCTTGGTCAGGTTAGTGGCACCCTTACGCACGTTGCCCTTCGCCACATCTTGCAACGCGTCACGGCGAACAAGATCCATCTGCTTGAGCATGTAGGTCTTGAGCATATACATGACGCGGCCATTGGGGTTGTCCAGGTACTTCTTCGGCACCTCCAGCTTGGAGATCGGCTGGAAGCGTGACAACTCCGCAAAGAGGTAGAGGCGAACTTCTGGGGTAAGTTCCCCAGCCTTAAGCCCCTCCACGAGCTTGCCAAAGTCTGGGCCAAAGGCTTCCCCATAGCGAGCGTAGAGATCCCCCACACCCTTAGGCGATGCGACTTGGCGGGTAGCTTTATTAAGCGCCGTGTTGATAACCACCGTCTTACCGAACTGGTCCACCGCAGAGAATCCCGTGATCTTAAAGATCTTGTCGAGGAACTTCGCTGTGGAAACTTCATGCCCGGCAATCTTCATCGGCTCTACGCTGCCCGAAGCCATCTCCTGGGAAATGTGATCCACCAGGCCAAGATCTTTCACCCCGGCCTTCTTCCGACCGGCGGCTATCTGCACGACTGTTTGAATCGTGGGCATCATCCCATAGGCATAAGCTGCCATCCCAGCATCACCCAACTGCACCATGCTGGAGAATACGTTCCCAAGCAGCGCAGCATTGGTGAGGTTCTGATACCCCTTGAGGGCAGACACGGGGGAGCGTTCCCCGGGACCAAAGCGTGATTGCAAGACTGCTCGAATATCCTCAGCCTTCTTCGCATCAAGCTTCCCTTCAGCAATACCCTTCTCCACTAGCTCCCCGATCGAGGCACCCAGGTTGAAACGACCCGTATCCAGATCCTTGACCATATCCTTCCCGAAGAAGCGAGCACGTTCCTTCGCCTTCACCGCTTGGTTCGCATACCGCACCAGGGCATCGTCGGAGGACGCATAGAACTTGGCCATCGCGGGGGTAACCTGTTCAATCACACGGGCTTTCGTAAACCCAGGCTTTCCAGAGCCCACACCACCTCGGCCTGCAAGATATGCGTTCACGACCTGCGAGCGCTCCAGCTCATCCAGGCCTTGGCCAGAGGCTTTCAAGGACTTCTTCTCCGCATCCTGCAGGGCTTTCTCCAACCCTTTTTTCTGCTGCGCGCCCAGGCTGTCAAGCAAACCTTCCAGGTCCTTCACCACACGGGGGAAGTAGTTCGGCAGTGTTCCCTTGATAACGCCCAGCTCCTTAAGCTCCTTCCCGCTCTCCTTCAAGAACGTCTGGACTTTGTCCCAGCTTTCCAGAGCCTTCTGGTCCCCCAGAGCCTTGATGACCGCAGTCACCGAACGGAGGTCACCATTCTTCAGCGCCAAGTCCACGGCCTGACCTTCCAGCTTAGGCAAACCTCGCACCGCCTCTACGAAGGGGTTAATCTCCTCCAGCACCCGGTGGGTTTCTGTAAGCACCCGACGCTCATGATCCACTGCCCGAAGCCAGACGCGCTCATCCGCATTCTTGAGTGTGGTGGACACAAGCCCCAGGGCCTCGTTGAGTTGCTTCGCAGCACCTTCCGCGGAATGCCGTACAGCTGGGGATTTGGAATGGGCCAGCACACCCAAGCCAAGGAGAGCTGCTGCCCCCAGGGCATTGCCAGCTACATTATCTTCCTTCGACAGGAAGGTCACAGCCGCAACGCCCAGACCAACAGCCCCTACCTTAGTCAACAGATCCTGATCCACCTTACCGAACATAGCGGAACGCCCACCACCCTCACGCAGAGGGGTGACCGGGACTTCATACCAGCTGTGGCCTTCCGCATCTTTAACAGGTTTACCGCCCAAGGACTTGACGAAGGATTCCACATCCTTCTTGTGGCGATCATAGATCCCCTGGTGTTCGGGGGCAAACTTCGGAGCCTTGGGATCCTCGAGGATTTGCTTCAGAGCCGCCACTTCCTGCTGAGCAGCCTCTATGTGGTTAGCAACAGCTCGGCGGTGGTTAGCCACACTCTCCCCGCTCATCCCATGGCTTTTCACAAAATCTTCATAATCCAGCAACTCCTTATTCCAGTACGCCAGATCCGCCTCTGCCTGCCGCACCTCTTTCGCCACAGCTTCCTGACGACTAGGCCAGCCCTCCACCTTCGCCACTGTATCGGCGTCGGCGAAGCGTACAACCTTCTCCCCGCTACGAGCAGCGTCAGCCAATTCTTCCCGGATCAAACGGCGATGCCAGTTCTTCCGCATGGGGCCAATCTGCGAGGAGATGGCAGCGCTCTCTGTAGACTTGAGAAGGTCGTTAGCTTGCTTCTGGATACCGTGCCGGAAGTCCCCCATAGAGTCTTCAAGTAGAGCTTGCGCCTCATAAGGGGACCCCGCGTGGCGATCCTTTACAGCCTGTGCATAATAGTCTTCGGGGTTAGGGCCGAAGCGTGCTTCATACCGGGCTTTAACCTCAGGTGTTAGTGTAGATGCCAGCTTATCCGCGATAATCATCGGGGCATCTGGGTTAGCTGCACTGAGCTTTGCCAGCACATCAGCCACGCGACCAGGCACTTCAGCCGTATCCATATCCACGATGCGGGAGTCTCGCTCGTAGAGCGCCTCATACAGGATTTCGTCCTGCTTCTTAAGCGCCTGGACGTTCCGATTCGCCTCCAGCAGTTCTTCCCGGCCCATCGAGGAAGGCTTTGTTCGCTGCATCAGGTCGGACTGAACTTCGGTAACGTGCCGGGTATTATTTTGGTGAAATACCCGGGTGTGTCCGAAATACCTCGGGTCATTGAAGTGATTATCATAGGACAGTTCCATGTGCTCAGGCAACTGCCATACGTGCGTAGCAGCGGAGTCTGTGTTCGCCACAGCAGGGGCGTCGCCAGCCCCGTCAGCGCTCTCCCACTCGTTGAGTTGCTCCGCCGTCCGCTTGGACACGCGACCAATCCGATCCAGGCCATAGTCCGAATACTCTTCATCCACCTTTTTGCCAAGTGAATAATCCCCTGTCTCCATACGCACTTGTTGCATCAAGGCTTTTGCGGAAACGGTATCCCCTGGCGTATTGTCCAATACATTCCGCAGGGCATTCCGTTCGGCCTCAGCCACATCGGAGCGTTTCATCTGCTCCTCAACCAGACGCTTGGGGAACTCCGTCCGATTCTGAGGGAGACGCTCAAGGGTCTTTAGTGTGTGCTGTTCTTGCGCCAGCAGTGGGCCGAGCGCTGGCACAATGTTCTCGAGGGCATCACGGCCAGCCCCACGATATACCCCACCGAGTTGGCCTTGTGGGATACGTGGTTGGTTTGGGTTAGTCGGGGCAGAAGCCTCGAGTTGAGGGGCGCCTCCGTCCTGCACAGGGAAACCAACGTCGGGTTTCGTCCCCTCAGTCATGATCATGTCACCGGATGCGCCTTGCATCACTTCACGACGACGAGCCATGATCGCGTCCATCTGTCCTTCAATGTCCAGGTTCTTATGCTTGCGGATCGTACGCTCAACCTCCGCTTTGGAAGCACCGCGCAAGATCAAGTCATGTGCAATGTTGAAGGTCTTAATCTCTTTATCAGCTTGGGCATAGCCATCAATCACATCTTGCCCAGTTTGTCGCGTGACAGGATTCTCCCTCCCCTCAGGCGTATTATTGTACTTGTTGATGATATCCTCAGCTGCGGCACGAGAGGACTTCCCCGCAGCCATATCGGCATCAGGCAGAGGCTTGTTCTTTTTCAGATAAGAGGCGAGTTTTTGTGCACCCTTTACCGTACCCTTGGCAGCAGCGCCACCAGCCACTGTGCTGACCACATCGGTGATGAAGCCTACGTCATCAGCATTGACGGCACCGTTAGTCTTGTGCTCGACATACTGCCCACCCTTGTCGACGTACTTCTGCACAGCACCCATCGCACGGGCCACGTGACCTTCGCCCAGCACCTCATCCAGCTCCTTCGCCCCGAACAATTGCTTGATCGGGTTAGCCAGATACATCTTTTGAGCGTCCTCCATAAAGAACTCCCCGCCCATCTTAGCAGTAGCGGAGATATCTTTATGGGTCCGGCCTTGCATAGCACCCCCCACGTAAGTGGCCCCTCGCACAGCCATGCTACCGATGAAGGCAGGGGCACTCAGAACCATGTCGGCCACGTCAAGCACGTCTTTGCCGAACTTCTTCAACCCCCTAATACCGGCAGCATTGGACTCCTCTTGCGTCATAGGGCGCTTGCCCGCAGGCTTGCCTTGGGGAACTGCTGGAGCGGGGGAGTCGATTTGGTCCCACGTCAGGGAGGATGCACTACCACCGCCACCACCAGCTGGAGCGGATTCGATTTGATCCCAGGTTAGTTCAGGCATAGCGCCTCCTTATTTGGGGTTGTATTGCTTCACGACACCCTTGGAGTCGCGGTAGAACTTGCCGGGGATAAGTTCCCTCATCGTGGCAGGCATTGGCAAGGCGGTCTTCTCCGCACTCCCCGCACCACCATAGGTCTGCTTATCCTTACGGAACAGGCGGGACTCCGACTTGATGTTATCCGCGTTCTGTTGGACTGCCCCATAAACAGCGGACTTCATATCCACCCCGGGGTTCCTGCCCATAGCAACCTGCGCATCGGACGCAGCGTCAAGCGCGTACTGTTTAACCTGATCCTTGCTCAGGTCAGGGAACATCTGCTTTACAACTGCTTCGGCATGATTACGCATAGCGGGGGGAGGCACTACGGAACCCTTACCCTTAGTACCCCCACCATCCTTCGCAAGGCGAGCCTCCCGCGTAGCGGCTTGGTCAACTCGTTGCTGCGCAATCCCGGCACGAAGGCTGGCGACTTTAGCCGCCTGCTCACCACGCTTCGCACGCTCCTGGATCTCTTGCTCTCGCAGGTCCAATTGCTTTTGTCGAGCCTCCAACACCCCACGATCCTTTGCCGACAGCACAGCTCGGTTGAGTTGCTCAATCAACACGGGGGAGTAGGTCTTATAAGCAGGAGGAACCTTCTCCTTCGTCATCGCCTCGTACCCTTCAATAGCCCGATCCAGTGAGGGTTGATCTTTCACCTCCCCCAGGGCGGATTGCAGCCAGTTGATCTGCTGCTGCTTTTGCCCATCATCCAGCTTCGCCTGCTCGAGGTCGAGCTTCTGCTGCCGCTCCTGACGGGTGCGTGCTTGCTCCACCTTGTCCAGCATTGTGGAGGCGAGCTTAAGCTTCCCGCTCTGCGCCAGGACGGAGGCACCGACTTCAAGGTTCCCTGCTAGGTCAAGCTTCCCTTCCGGGTTCTTGGCTGCAGCCTCCTTCATAGCCTTTGTCGCCAAGACAATTGCTGTGCGATCGTCAGCTTCATCCTGCGCCTTGCCCATCTCCATCATGGACTGAGCTTTAAGGGACTGCAGCTTATGCGGCTGCTCTTGCGCTTCAAAAGCAGTCTTCTGCTTCACCGCTGCGATATTAGCAGCGTCCGCAAAGGGTTGGTAAAAGGGGTCCATGTTATCTCCTTACTCGAGGCTGGCCACAGAACCACCGCCGCCGGCAGCGCCCCCAGACAGAGCCTGCGTGACCATCTTCACACCAGCTTGAAGCCCCTCGCTAGCACGACCAGCCCCCGCTGCCTGGATGTTGCTCCCCGTGCCGTACGCAGGGGTCCCACCTTGGGCGATGGCTGCCAATGACGACAGTTGCTGCTGGTAGAAGTTACCGCCGTACTCGGCCAGCCCCAGCACGGCATTCCCGGAACCCGTCAGACCTTGCTGTCCCAAGGCCCGTTGTACGGCTTCCAGACCCGCCTTATACATCGGCATTTCAGTGATCTTGCTCGGATCACTCAGCAAGCTTTGCAGTTGCGAATGAGCTTGCATGGAAGTGTTGATCCCTGCACGCTCCGCATTTTTCGTGGCCTTACCGTGTTTATAGTCTGACACACCCGTGACGACTTTCATAGCTTCGCCAACAACGCTCATGATTTTGGCCTTTCAATTGTAAAAGTTTCGTGTCCGGTTGGATACCATTCGCCAGTGGATACCCAGCCAAAGCGCTTCACCAAAGCTTTAACCCCGCTAGAAAGTATCGGGGCAATCAGGTACTTGTGAGGAACCTTCCCCCACACATCCTGCATGAACAGGCGAGAGGCCCTCAACAACCCATGCCCGGAGTCATCGGCGTAGAGGTGGACCACAGGGTATTCCGCCCGGACGTTCACCGTAAACACAACAGGGTGGTAATGGAAGATAAGGACTTCGCCATCACTAACCTGGCGCAAGGCGTAGTCGACCAGCACCTCCCGAGGAATCGGCATGTCCTCCGAGGATACCTTCTTGGCGATAATGCTTGTTGCAGTCATTTGTTTACTACAGTGGCTGTGGGCAGTGTGGTGTAGGTGATGCGAATAAAGTCCCCGGGGAACACGGTCACTTGACCTGATGTAACACCTGTTGGGAAGTATGACGCACCATCCCGGCTATATTCGATTGTAACACCAGACCCACCGGCCACGAAATACAGCTGGTCACATGCCAGGGTATTCTGCGCCGTGATGGGGGATGGGCCTGTGACAGCCAGGGCGTCAACTTGTGTACCATTAACAGCCAAGTCGAGGGCAACCCAATACCCCTTCCAACGGGTAATCATTTCCGTGTCCTCGTACATTGGGATACTGTATGGAGGGACTTCCGTAACGCGTTGGCTCATGTTGTCCCCAAGGAAATGTGGGCGATCAGGTTCGTTACACGGAAGGGTACGTTCTCGTTGTTGCTAATGTGCCAGCCTCGACGACGGAAGGTCCCCCAATTCGGGGAGGTGGCAACACCATCAGCCAAGCTCATATCGCGAACAGGTCCCCAATCTTTGTAATCATTATCCGTTGTGCGGACTTGAACAGTCCCTGCTGAATTCTGGTCCCCGTGTACTTCAAGCTTCACATTGTGCTTCTTGAGCCGTACTTGCTGATCCCACAGGGGGGTATAAATATCCACAGGGATGGTGGCGGGGGCTCCCGTATTCGGGAGGTCTGAATAGGATTCGCTATTGGCCGTATATACATCTGCAGAATTTTCTGAGAACAGTAAAGTCCGCACGTCCTCAGCGTAACTGTCAGTAAAAGCCAGCTGTGCCGTAGATAATACTGGCCCATTCCATTCAGACCAAGCTTGTGAGGTCAGGTCATAGCACAACGTGAGGGGCTCCCCCGCAGCAGGACTGATATAAAGGAGGTAATACTCGTGCCCCCCTGAGTGGAAACCGATTGCGCGCACAACATCAGCATATTTGAGTGACCGAAGTAGGCGAGAGATATTCGGGGACGCGATTTCCGTCACACGGAGGTGCTCCATCATGTGTACAGAAAGCTTACCTGACGTAGAATTCGACAACCAAATCAAAGTATCGTTTATTCTGACTAATGTTCTCTCGTCGAGTAACCCCACTGCGGTGTTCTTAGCAGACTCGTTGCGCGCCAAGGGCGACGCCTGGGGCTTTGCCGCATTGTAGAATACTTCAATTGATTGGAATTTGAAGGCGATGATGTAGGTCAATTGCTTTTGGATAGCTATCGGCCGATCATTATCTACGTTTGCGCTGATGAAGTTAAGAGACGCCCATGTTGAAGGATCGTTGAAATTACTATTCCAAATTTTGCCATCAGCCGTGAGCTGAAAGACAATACCATCAAGATAAACCATAGGACCTATGCGGTCCCCGCTAGCACTTGGGGGATAGGGTGAGACTGAGGCCAGGGTATTCGTGCCTGTATCGAATACCACTCCATAGCCCTTTGCCGCCAAAAAAAGCTTGGGACTGGCCGTAGGTACCCATACCATTTCCCAGCGAGTAGGGAAGGCCACAGGCAAAGCCCCATTGTCGACAGGCCCCACACCTTCGGACAAGCTGTAGAGCCTGGTACCATAGGGGGAAGCTGAATGTACTGCAGCGAAACTAAGGTAGAGGAAATTCGTTTGAAGGTACCCGACAACAGTCTGCCCGGTGCCTCCCGGGTAATTAAGCGCCCGTACATAACGAAACGCTGGACGACGAAACACTTGGACAGAGCCGTCAGGTTGGCGCTCCACCACAGCGTTGATCAGCTTCGCATCTGTGTCTGTGGAGATCCCCCGGTTAGAGGGTTGAACCACCAAGGGAATCGACTTAAGTTCAACGCTCATCGGAAGTCTCCTTGAACATAGCCCCCACGGGCATCGACCTGGAACTGGATCGAGGTGTCCTCAGTGTCCCAAGAGTTCAGTGCCTCTCGATAGAAGGCGGTTTTGGCCTCACAGCGCTGGACAATGCTTTCAGGTTGGCCCGTGCAAATATCTGCAGCCAGTGCCCAATGCAGGAAGATGAACCACTCTTGCGGGAACACCATGTTATCAGTGATGCTCACCACATTGGGTTGTTGAGTCCGCACGATGACATGAACCTGCCCCAGGGCAGCCACGTTATCTGGCACAAGCCACAGCCACAGGTTGATTTGCCCAGGCTGCTTGTCCTCAAAGTAACTATTGACCTGCCCTTGAATCCCAGGCTGGGACAAGCGTGTCCACTCGTTCCAGGACATTGGAATCAGGGGGCGTTGAATGTTGTTTTGGTCCTTGAAGTAAGCGTCAACGATCTGTGTGGGCTTAGGCATCACCACATCACCGGCAGGGCCGATCACGTAACGACCTTGTCCGGCCACCAGGGTGATCGGCACATCTTCCATCAAGAACAATTTGAGCCCCTGGGTCTGTTCGAAGTTGATGATATCATTCAACCGAATCATGTACCGAGCTTGTTGTGCTGGTGTAGGGGTTTGGCCCTCTTGAAGCAACCCCGCATCCTCCATAGCATTTTGGATGATCCGGGATGCGGTGTTGTCAGCCATGATTAGCAACCTTTCTTGCCGTTGTTGTTGCCGGATTCTTGGACGTACTTGAAAAACAAGGTACGCAATTCCATCAAGCTTTCCTTGAGCCACTTGATATCGCGTTGCATGGCACCCCAGCACATTGCGCCAGTGACCAGACCTGCAACCGCACCAGCGGCCAGTTGTTGGAGAATCGCTTCCATCATACCCCCTGTTTGACCAGTTGAAGAATCACAGTGAAGTTCTCTGTACCGGCAGTCCAGCCCACTGTGCTCAGTGTGATCTTACCATTCTTACCAACACCCGCATTGTTCTGCAATCCGCCGAACTGACGGAAGGGGAGCTTACCCCAACCAGACAAGGGCAGGGCATCAACCGGGGCGGCGGCATCCCAGCGCAACAGTACGCCCAAGGGGTCGCTGATGGCGAACTCTACCTGGTCGATGCGCAACTGTGTTGGGACGGGGGATAGCAAAGCCGGATCGACGATCACGACGTTTGTCAGGTTGGCAGTATCGAGAACGCCCGTGACCTTAATCACAGTATTACGAGCACCGTCAACGAGGATTTGGGTATTTACTACGTTGGCCATATCGTCCTTTCAAGTAACAGAAAAGGGGGCCGGAGCCCCCTAACCCTTAGCCTGGGGTATCAAGGGCCATTGGAGCCGAAGATACCGCGAGGATCGGTACAGCCCACTGAGAAACGCATGTAGCTCAAGGCCTTGGCGTTCTTGGTGTCGAAGTCGTTGTCCTGTTCGAACGATGGCTTCTCACGCCAGAACATGCGCATACCGTCTGGGCAGTTGGTGCGGATGAAGAAGGCGTGTGGCTGGGTGAAGTAGTGGTTCATCTTGATACCACCGGGGAACGCATTGGTCGCCTTCA